GACTTATAGACAGACGAGCAGAAATGCTGGAGGAAAAGGAACGATGGATAGTCAAATAAAGATGATTCAAATACAAACCACAAGCTATTGTCCCGGACGATGCATTATGTGTCCTTATAAAGACAGCTGGCTAAGAGATGCTCACGGTTATATGAGCGATGATGATTTCATTCACGTCTTAGAGGAAATCAAGTCCTATCTCGGTGATTATCGAGAGAAGCTTCCTCTCTATCTCATGAACGACCCACTTACCGATAAGAGGCTAATCGAGCGCATTCATTTAGTTTATCAATACTTTCCACATTGTAAGCTTGAGCTCTCTACCAATGGACTCTTGCTCACCAAGAAGCTCTCCCAAGCAATAGTTGATGCAGTCTCTCAGTATGAAAGCAAAGATGAATTTGAGTTCTGGATTTCCTTGCATGGTGTAAATAAGCAAACTTGGGAATTCCTCAATGATCTTTACGGGAAATACGAAAGGACGATTACTAATATTGTGAACTTCCTAAAGATAAACAATGGTTCCCTTAAGGTCTTCATAAACTCTGTTGGTGGTGCTTCACGAGACGGCTCGATGTTCTTCTATTCCAAAGAGAGGTGGGAGCAATTCGTGCGTGGTCTTCTCAACGTTAATAAAGTGCCGATGAAGAATGTCTATTTGCGTTACTTTACATTTCATAACCGAGCTGGGAACGTGAGATTAGGACACTGGGATGGTAGGGAGTTTTATCGTAAGATAGGTCCTGAGTATCCTTTTAATTGCTGGAGATTCACAAGTGCAATTCACATTCTTTATAATTTGGAGATATGCCTGTGCTGCATGTGCTACAATAGAGAAGTGATACTCGGAGATCTAAAAAAGCAAACACTAAAAGAAAGGACCCGAAGAGTATCTTGAGGCTCATAGAAATATAGTAGGCAGACTTCAGCGGGATGTTAGCATTCGTTTCTTGGAGCTTCCTTTTAATGCCGGACTCTCGGCTGCAAGAAACAGAATGATTGAAAAGGTGAACACCGATTATATTCTCATGGTTGATGACGATAATTATATTCCTCCATTCACTCTTGCGATGATGAAAGCGTTCCAATACATTCCTAAAGAGATTGGCGGGATAGCAATGGGATGGTTGCCTATAAACTCACCATTCCCACAGATGGATGCATTTGACATTGAGATACTGAACGGCTATTTCTTTCGACGTCTTTCCAACAAGAAATACGTCTTAGCCATAGACGGAATGACATTCATGTATCCTTTTGATTTCGTGCCCAACCAAATAATATTTAAGAAGACTCTCTTTGATGACGTCCAGTATGATGAGCACTATGTCATAAACAGAGAACACGAGGACTTCTTCCTTACCTGCAAACTAAAAACTGACTGGAGGTTCGCAGTGTGCACCTCAATTTATTCTATTCATGACCCTGGGAAAGACTCTGAATATTCAAAGTTTAGATTTGGTAAGGAGCATGATGAAGCTACTGAATACTTCCTAAAGAAGTGGAACTTAAAAGGCATAGCTCCTCTCAGATACGGTCCTGATTACATTTCACTGTTATATGACAGTGCTTGGCAATTCGGGGGAATGCAAGAAAAGAACATGTATTTAGAATGGAAATTGAATCACAAGATGTTAGGAGAGCATGACGTATGGCACGGCGTTTAAAGTTAGAGAAGGGCAACTTTTATATCATCTTGGATGCGTGTCGTTATGACGTGTTTGTCTCAGTCGTCTACGATTATCTTGATGGTGAGTTAGAAGAGCGAGATAGTGGAGCTTGCAACACATCTCAGTTTTATCAGAATTCCAATATTAAAGAGTTTAGAGTTGCATCCTTTAATCCAACAGGGAAGTTCTTTCATCATCCCGATTTTGTGATGCTTCCTTCACTATATTGCGAGGATAACCTTGATGACCTCATTGCACATAAGTTCACATGTGAAGTCCTCCACCTTATACCGCCTCACATGCCTCCGCAAGACCCAAAATATTGGAAGCTCTGGTTTGATACTGTGCAAGAGTATGCGGAGCAGGGGAACAAAGATAAGCCTATCTGTTTAGGTCGTTGTAATGTGGAAGCTTACTTCTATTCGCACTTGGGCAGAGAGAAAGCACTTGAGATTTACGAAGAGAACCTTCGTTTTGCATTAAGAGCCATCGCTGAGCGATTAGATAAACTCCCACGTCCTCTGATATTGATAGCGGATCATGGTGAGCTATTTGGGGAATACGGGTGTTGGGGACACTCTGAAAATTGTCCTAAAGGTTCATCAATTCTAAGAAAAGTCCCTTATTTTAGGGTAGATGTTAGATAAAGAAGAGATAAAAAGATTAACAAAGAAAAGTATGGAGAGTGCTTACCTCCCTGTTCCTTCACATGGAGGACTAAAGACAGCACGCTTTAGGTTGGAAGACGTTCAGAGGTGCTTTAGACAGCCTGCTCTTCTTCGAGACTTCATCTATTTAGTTGGAGGAGTTGCAGTGCATGGCAGGGGGAATGACGTGGATTTGGTGATACGAGGAGAGGACTTATCAGAGCCTCAAAAAGAAGCATTGTTATTCCGATTCCATGAAATGGAACTCTTGAAGTCAGCAACAAACGGCGAATGGATAGTTTACGGTTACGGTTCTATTGATGCAGTTGACCTCGAAGGTGATGAAATCACCATTGAAGCTCTTAAGGGCATGTGGGAGGAGATGCAGAAGACTCCCAAGAAATACTGGAACGTTATGAATGAGCATGGTGGTGTTCAAGTTGGTGAGATACTCCCTGAGTGGAATGGACTAAAGACTCATGTGGATGACAAAGGCTTCTTTGTGATAGTGAAGCTCAGGAAGGACATAGAAGCTGCTCGAAGAGTGTGGGAAGCAATTCATTCAGATGATGAAGATGAGCGCATCAAAAGCTTCTCAATTCACATAGAGTATCCAGGCGGAGTAGAGGAATGCACAGAGAAGGTCTGTGATAAGAATAGGTGCTGGCGTAAGATAACTAAAGCAAGATTCCTTGAGTTGAGCTTCACGAGGAATCCAGCTAATCCCTTATGTATATTTAAGCCTGCACACTAATTATAACGATAAGCCTTTAGGAAGAAGGATGGACGAGATGCGAGAACTATACATTGGTGATAAACCTTACGATAATTATTTAAGAGCTCTGGGTGATTCCCAGAGTGTGAGTATTCTTGCAAGAGGCAAAAACGTCAAGAAGGCAGTGGATGTAGCATTAATGGCACAGCGATTGAGCCAGTTTACCATAAGTGCTGTTTCAATATACGATGAGAAGATGACAAGTGATGATGGTGAGCGTGAATATTACGTAAGTGCAATAAGAATAGACTTAGTTCGATAGTTATATATTTAAATAAGAGGAAAGAGAGATATGGCAACACAAGAGGAAGAGTTTGAGGAATTCTTTAAAGAGTTAGATGAAGATGCGACAGAGAACACTGAAGAGCAGAAGTCGGAAGATGAAGAGAAGGCTCTCACTAAAGCAGATGTTATTAAGATAGTAAGAGATGAGCTGAAGACGTTTTGGCAGGGTGTTCTTTCAGGTAAGTATCCGTTACCAAAGGCAGCGAGATATCCGTATGCTAAGTATCCCTACGCTGTGTATCCCTATGCAAAGTATCCTGCTCCGGGTGCACAGAAGAATATAGAGATGGATGATATTCCTGTAATGCCACTCTTTGTCATGCCACAGATGGTAGATACAACTTCTGCACCTTCTCAGACTGATAGCACAAAGTCTAATGAAAAGGACAAAGTAATTGAGGAACAGAAGTCCCAGATAGAGGAACTGAAGAAGACCGTTGATGAACTCCAGAAGAAGCTGGAGGACTTAAGCGCACAGCCTGCTCCTGAAGAGACCAAGACTGAATCAACGTCACAACCCAATTACGTCTCGGACGTTGTGGTAGAGGGTGGCACAATATCTCGACCTTAGAAAATACCTCTACGACCTAACCTAAATTTTCCACTATTTGCACATATTTGAGACTGAGCAAAATTTTATCGTTGGGCATGATAAATAATACCTACCCGATACAAAATTCTCTCTAAACTCAAATATGTGCATGTAGTAAGATTTCTATGTTAAAACCTTGATAATGAGGTAGAAATATGACGGAAGTTGAGGATGTGGTTGCTGGTGCACCAGTCATTGTTACCTTCTTGGCTGGTGCAGACATAGAAGCTGGGCAGGTGGTAGGCTACGATGTGAGTGCTTCTCCTGCTGACATGACTGTCTCTCCCACGTATCAGGACGGTTATGACACAGTTCCTGTCGGGGTAGCAGTAGATTCAGTAGAGCAGGATGACCCAGTGCCAGTCGCAATTCCTCCCTCGATAGTGAGGGTGAGATCGGTAAGTGCAGTTAATGCTGGTCAGCTGGTGCAGCTTAATGAAAGTAATGCAGGTCAAGTTGAGCCATACAACTCCAGTGATAATACTTGGGCAGTCGGTCAGGCTCTCGAGGACATAGGTGCAGGTTCGACTGGTAGAGTGAGGTTACTCCTCACGAAATAAATACCTCTATGTTAAATTAAATAGGTAAGGAGAAATGGGTGATTTTGCAAATCTGTTAAGGGTTGTTAAAGCTGGCGATAATGCGAACGAGAAGTCTTACTGGATAAAGAGACTCAGCAAGGGCACACACGAGTTAATGCAAGCTTACAACATAAGTGCCGAACACC